TGCTTGTAGTTCAAACCCGTTTCATCCGCAGGGTGTAGGTATGTATGTGGGGGATTATTACCCATGGAAGAGAGGAGTATACAATTTTGGGAAAAGGGTTAAGGATATAACATCCTTATCAAAAGAAGTGATTGAGTATATAAAAGAAATAACAAGATGAACGAGATAAGCTATAATAATTATGATTTAGTTGCTTTCGAGCAGAATGGAGAAATTGTAGTAGCCGTAACATTCTACAGGTATTATAAGAAGAAAGCTAAAGGTGAGGTTAATTACAGGTGGAAAACCAGATGCCCTGAGCTGGTGGATAAGATCGTAAAACACCGTACCAAGGTATTTACCGGTCAACTTATCCAGTTAGCGAAGGCGTATGGGGAGAAAAAGGTTATAAAATATCAAAAGGAGGAGGAAGAAGTATGTCAAGATACGATAGAGACGCGATAGAAATATATATACTGGATCATATAGATACAGATAATTATGGGAAGCAGTTTAAATATGATAGGGAATATCTATCTTTTATGCTTAACGTGTTCAAGGATGAGTATAAAGAACATATCAAAAGGGATGGGATTAAGAAAGCTTTTGAGGATTACATAATGAGCGTTCCATCCATATTTAGGATTCATATAGCGGATTGCGACATTAGATATTTATTACGTTCATGGGGCGTGGAGTTCGATGAGGATGATGATGAGATATACATCTTGTATAAGAGGATCATAAGAGAGGTCTTTTTTAAGATGTGTGAGGATATGAAAGTTTGTTAATGTTGAACCAAGCCTTGGCGGGGCGGAAGGAATCCCATGATCGTACGTGTGCGGATATGGTCCGGGGTCGGTTCCCGGCGCCTTGGCATAACTTAAATGTAAGTAGTATGGAAGATAATATTTTAAAAAGAGCGGCAGCGGAATTAAAAGAAGCCGGTTGCAGGGTTTTCGCATGGCAGGATGATACTTATAATAGAGGTTGGAGTAAGGGTGATTATATAATGTTGTATTACGCCTTCCCTGATTCACCCAACATCGGGTATCTGAGTCATGGGGAATATGGGATGAGCGTAGCGTATAGTAGAGCTTATATACCGAGCTGTGGAAGTGGATCGGGGTGTTGTGTCAAGGAGGAAGCTACGTTTGACCTTGAGACGGCGTTAGACGTGCTGAACGGGCCGTTACCTAGGTGGTGTAGGTCTTATGGGGTTTATCCAAGGCAGTACGATAATATTGATAAATGGTATAATAGCGATAATCATAATAAAAAATTATTTAAGGAGATTTGATATGGAGGTAAAAGATTGGGAAAATCTGGTTTTGAATACAGAAGTAGGATCACATTGTTTTGTTACGCTGATTGATAATAATGACATCAGTAGAGGTTACGCGCAGATCAGACGCGCGGAACATTTCGGGTATAACATCTGCTTCACTCGGTTATATGGGAATAAGTTTTATTTCGAAAAAATAGAGGAAGGACGTACGCAACAATACATCAATAGGAGAAAATAATATGGTGATAGAATTTGATTTTGAGATATACAAAAACGGAGATTACGATAAGGTATATCTACGTAACGGAAAAGAGGCAAGAGTATTATGTGATAATGG